CAGACTCAGACAGCGTAGCTGTCTCCCAGGATTCTCCCTCTACCTCTAAACCTCTTCCTGAGTCCCTTGACGCTCCGCGCGCGCGACCAGAAAGCAGCGAAAAGCACGGAAAAGGGAATCCTGAAGAGGGTCGCTGCGCTCCCCTTGAAGAACAAAAGGAGACAAGCCCAGGTCGGAACGGGTCTGATACCCGTTCTCCAGCACGCGCAGGGAAACCGTCAGCGCTGAAGGCCAAGATCCGCGCGCAGCTTCAGCAGAAGCACGCCCGCTACCTGCAGGCCCGACGACGACCGGACGAACTGGCGGCCTACTGGGCCGCGATGGTCGATGACGATCCGGCCGTGGCGCAGCGGGCCTTCGACGACACCGACCGCCGAATGCGCGCCGCCGGCTGGGACGACATGCGCGCCTGGAAGCGCGAGAACGGGATCGCGGCGTGATGGACGGCGATCGGTTGGCAAAGGCGATCGACTGGCGTGCACTGCCGGTGCATCCAGTGGCAGCGCTCTTTCCGATGATGACCGAGGATGAGCTCACTGATCTGGCGGTCGACATCAAGACCAATGGATTGGTTCACCCAATCGTGCGCGGCGACTGGATCGAAGACGGCGAGCCGCAATATGGCATCGTCGACGGGCGCAATCGGCGCGCCGCGTGCACGCTCGCCGGGGTCGAGCCGACCTTTACTGAATTCACTGGCGCCGATGCGACCTCGTTCATCATCTCCAGCAATATCTCGCGCCGACACCTGACTGTCGGTCAGATTGCAATGACCATAGCGCTGGCACGTCGCGTTGAAAACCCGGCGGAACCGCCGAGTTTGGGAGGCCGCGGTAAACGCGGTGGTTACAGTGAATTGGCCCGCCTTGCCGGGGTTGATCGGAAAAGGATCAGCGAGGCCACACTGGTCATGGAATACGCGGCCGAGATGGTCGACGAGGTGATGACCAACAACCGCCGGCTGGATGCTGCTTACAAAGCCGCGGTGGAACGCCAGAGGGCCAAGGAATGGCGCACTGAGGGGATGGAGAAATTGCGCAAGGCCGCGCCGGAGATGGGCGAGCGCGTCGACAAGGGAGAATTAACCTTCGAGGAAGCGCGCACGTTGCTGATCGACCGCGACAAGACGGAAGCGCAGGTGCGGCAGACCGCCTTCCAAATGCTCGCCGATTTTGTTCGGCTAACCGATGGCATAACCAAGACTCCGCGCCTGCAAGAATTACCCGAGTGGCTCAAAAACGATGAATACGAGCAGGATTTCCGCCACTACTTCAAAGGCGGGGCTGCTGAACTTAAGGCCGGCGTCGAGATTTACCAGCGAGCGGTCGATGATCTCAAGAAAATGATCCGACAACTGCCAAAGCGAAGGGGGACGGCGAAATGAGTGGGAGATCACCGTCGTTGCGAACGAGGCTGTTGCCGAAGGTCAAGACCGAGGTTCGAAAATATCTTCTAAGCAAAGCGGGGCGGGGCGGTTTCTCATTGGAAGGACTGACCGCCTTTTTGGATATGGTCCATAGGGACCCGATCAACTGGAATCTCAGCGGTGCCGCCGATGAGACATATTCCATAGTCTGGCGGGCCGCGTGGTCAGAAGTACAAGACGAAGGTGCCGAGGCAGCGCGCGCGCAGCGGCGCCGCGACATGCTCGATAGCCTTGAGGCGTTCGTCAATGCGCGTTTCGACGGCAAGGAATGGGAACAGGCGCAAAGCCTTCTGGACCGAGCCCGCAACGTCGTAGGCAACGAGTTTATGTGGGAGACGAGGCGGCCGGAGGCGGACAAGGACGCGCTCGCCCAACTATGTGAACTCGCCGGTATCGACGAGGTAACTGACGAAGACGAAGCTGAAGACGACAAGCAGATATCGATGCGCTTCACTTTTGATGGAGGGCAGAAGATCGATCGCGTGATTGCTTTTCCCGATCCGACCGTGCCCGGCAAGATGCGCAGCGTCTACTCTCAATTTTGCACGATCGGCCAATACGAACGCCATACCACGATGTCGCGCGATCACGTTGACCGGTCTGATCAGGCTACTGCCGACAAAGAGAAAAAGCTGGCGTGGATGCTCGATCAGGCCGCCGGTGACAGGGCTAAGCTTATTTATGATCTGCGCGATGGTAGTACCGCGCCACCATCGCCAGGCCCAGAAGATCGACCACGGCCATGACCGATCTTTTCTTCCCCAGCGAGGATCATCGCCGCGCGCTGGTCGACAAGGTGGAGGCCGGCGGGCTGAAAACGCTCGACGACCTCGAGAAGCGGGAATTTCACGCATACCGCTACGCCTGGCGCCGGGTCCGGCTCGCCGATTTTAGCCAGAAATACCAGTGCGACCCGCGCGGCGACTGGTTCGACGGGATTTTCGTCAATCAGGCGGTCGAGATGATGACCGGCGGCAAATACAGCCTGACACCGCCGCGCCCGCAACAGCGCCCGGACCCGACGCCCGAGGACATCGCCTATGTCGATCGGCGGCTCGCCGAATTCCGCGCGAACCTTGCCGTCGCCGAGCGCACCCCGACCACTACGCGACGCACCGCCGACCCGCGCGACCTCGCTGCGATTCAGCGCGGGCTCGGCCTTAGCGCAACTGAAATCAACCACGGAGAGGCGGAGGATGGCAAAGACGCTGCGGAGTGAAATTCCCGACCAGTTCGGTGGGGTCATCAACGAGGGCGCGCTCGCCCGTTATGTCGAGCGCGTCGAGCGCCTGCACGAGGAACGCGCCTCGCTCGGCGAGGACATCAAGGCGGTGATGGAGGAAGCCAAAAACGCCGGCTTCGTGCCCAAGATCATTCGCCAGATGGTTCGCGAGCGGAAGATGGAGCCGGTCGAGCTGCAGGACCACCTGGCATTGCTCGACAGCTACCGCCGCGGCCTCGGCATGCTTGCCGGCACACCGCTCGGCGACGCCGCGATGGACCGCGCCGAGGCCGCGACTGGTAGCGCCAGGGCCGAGGGTGCGTCACGCCGAGGCCGCAAGCCTCGATCCTTTGACGAGCAACCGGTGCATCAGCCGCGGCCTCGCGGCCGACCGCGCAAAAATGTGGGCGAAGCGCTGGCCGATGCGCGTCTGCACCTCGGCGAGGAAGAGCCGGCGGGGACCGCGTGACCGGTTCGCCCTGGCAAAGCCTGCGAGACGAAGTGCAAGCCGCCGAGCTGCGAGCCGCCCGCGCGCCTGCCAAGGCCTCTCTGACATCGTGGTTAAGGCACGGCTGTTTGCAATGCGCGCACGTCAACGTTCCTCAGCCCGACGACTGGACGCCGGCCTATGAAGGTGATAGGTGGAGACGCTCGGCCGCGATCAATTATATTCGTGAAAAGCACCAACATTTGCCGGCCATTTGTATGTTACGTACCGGCTGGGATGTATGTCGGACTGATCTTTATTGTGGCGATTTCAAATACTATCAAGAGCTTTCCCCGCCGCTGCTTTCCGAGGAAATTTTCGGAGACTATTGGCGACATCGAGGCAACGAACTTGCAAAAGAGAATGTCGAATTGAAGCGGCAATTGAAAGCGGCACGGGAACAATCGGCGAAACGCCTCGCTCGGCTCAAAAAGCAACAACAAGTCAAGGAAGCGGGTGCATGACTGGCGGCCTGTTCGCGCTCGACGTGGCGACGACGACTGGCTGGGCCTATGGCATGCCCGGCGATCGGCCGTCCTATGGCCGCTTCCGTTCAGGCAAACCGCGCCCAAAGGACAGTGAAGGCAATATCGGCGAAGCCTTGCGCGCGTTTTGTTTGTGGCTTGGCGCGCGTTGCATCGAATGGCAACCGAGCATCATTGTCTTCGAGGCACCCTATGTGCCGCGGTTTGCACCGAAAAAGGTCCGCACGAAAACCGGTCAGGTGATTTCGACCGAACCGACCAAGGGAATACCGATCGATATCAACGTCGTGCGCAAGCTGTTCTCCATGTGCGGCGTGGTCGAGATGATCGCCTATGAGCATGCGATCCCGTGCCGCGAAGAGCAATCCAACGTAATCTGCCGGCATTTCACCGGCAACGGCTCGTGGGGCGGGCGCGCTAATAAGAAGATCGCGACGCAAAAGATGTGCGCCGTCCACGGCTTTCCCAATGTCACCGAAGACGAAGCCGATGCGTTAGCGTTGTGGTTTTATGCCGAGGCAGTGCGCTTCACGAAAGTCCGAAGTGCCGGGCCGCTGTTCGCGTTGGGTGACCGGGCACGGTTCACGTGAAAACGCATATCAATGGCTTTTGGATCGAACTTACCGACGATCTTGATTTGTTCGCGGGGCATTTAAATGCCCATACAGGCATTTTTATGCCGGAACAATGGAGTTCCATTGCAATTCCATTGTTTTCCCCATCGCCCAAAAAACGATCTTTCGCGGTCCGGGCCGGATGCGGGGACAAGAGGCACGTTTTTTCGCTAGTCCGTGCCGCTGAAACTTTCTTGGGTTGGGCGGGGCCGCCGGCTGATTTCGCGCAGGCTCGCGTGGATCACGTGATCGAGCGCGTGCACCAGCGTCACGGCCGGCAAGCCGAGTTCGGCGGCGAGGATCGCGGCGTGTCGCGCCGGTGCGCTCAACAATTGATCGCGCACCCGACGGGCGCGAGCGAAGGTCACCGCCTCGGCCTTGTGGATCTCGACCAGCTCGCGATGCCGGATTTTCAGCGTCAAATCGTTGTGTTGGGCCCGCACCACGTTGAGTTCGGTGTTGATCTTCATCAGCGTTTCTGGGCTGGGATCGATCGCCATCATGCCGTCTCCGCTGTTCGAACCGCTTCCTCGGCCAGGTCGCCCAACTCGACAATGCACAAATCGATAAAGCGAGCGAGCAACTGGTGGGCGACTGTAGGGCTGATTTCCAACACCGCGGCGAATTCAGCCGCGCAGCGATCGGGGATTTCCCGCAACCAGACGATGAACTGCTGCACTTCGGCATTGGCTTGAGCAGCGAATTCGGCACGGTTGATATAGCGTTCACGGACGCCCTCGAGCTTGTCCTTGGCAAGCCGCAATTTGGCGATGCCGACGACGATCTTGGCTTCGGCCGACCGGCGGCCTTGGTCAGTCTGCTGCGTCGTCATGCGCGAACGGCGTTGAATTGCCCAACTGGCGTCGGCCTGGTCAATGTCGATCCGACCCGAAGTCGGCATGATGATGAGGCCTTGAGCCACGGCGTTACGGATCGTCTGCTCGCTGACCCGGTGCATCTTGGCGTATTGTGCGACCGATGCGGTTTTGGCTTCAGACATGGCTTCGATCCCAAGCTTTCTTGACTACCTCGAACCCGACAACGAATTGGGGGTCGCCGAATGGTCTGATCGTTACCGCGTCTTGACTTCCCGCAGCGCTGCCGAACCCGGTCCGTACCGTACCGCTCGCACCCCATATTTGCGAGAGCCGATGAACGATCTCGGGGTGACTTCGCCAATTCAGCGCGTGGTGTTGAAGAAGGCGGCGCAAGTCGGCGCCAGCGAACTCGGCAATTGTTGGATCGGCTACATTGTCGACCAGGCGCCGGGGCCGACCATGCTGGTGCAGCCGACCGTGGAGCTCGCCAAGCGGTATTCACGCCAGCGCATCGACCCGCTGCTCGACGAAAGCGAACAATTGCGCGTCAAGGTCCACCCGGCGCGGTCGCGCGACTCGGGCAATACCATGCTGCTCAAGGAGTTTCTCGGCGGCGTGTTGGTCATCACCGGCGCGAATTCAGCCGTGGGCTTGCGCTCGATGCCTGTGCGCTTCCTGTTCCTCGACGAGATCGATGCCTACCCTGGCGACATCGAGGGCGAAGGCGATCCCGTGGCCCTGGCCGAAGCCCGTGCGCGCACCTTCAGCTTTCGCGCCAAGAAATTGCTGGCTTCGACGCCGCTGATCAAAGGCAGTTCCCGCATCAGCGCCGAATACGAGGCCAGCGACCAGCGCAGATATTTCGTCCCGTGCCCGCTTTGCGGATTTGCGCAAGCTCTCGAATTCGCCCGGCTGCGCTGGCAACCCGGTCGGCCCGAAACCGTCGTCTACCAGTGTGCTCAGTGCGAGAAGAGTTTCCCCGAATATCACAAGACGGCGATGCTCGAAGCCGGCGAATGGCGGCCGACGGCGATCAGCTCCGACCCGTTGACCCACGGCTATCACATCTCCGGGCTTTACAGCCCGATCGGCTGGCTCGGTTGGGCGCAAATCGCCCGTGACTGGGAAAAGGCGACGAACGATCCCGACGCTCGCAAGACCTTCGTCAACACCGTCCTCGGCGAAGAATGGGAGGAGGAGGCCGATGCCGTGCCCGATTGGGAACGCCTCTACGAGCGCCGCGAGGCCTGGCCGCACGCCACGGTGCCAGAGCGTGGCCTGTTCTTGACGGCAGGCGCCGACGTCCAAATCGACCGTATCGAGATCGACGTTTGGGCCTGGGGGCGCGGCCTCGAGTCGTGGCTGGTCGAGCATATCGTCATCAACGGCGACCCGGGGCGGCCGGAGATTTGGGAAATCCTGACCGAACTACTGGGCCGCACCTGGGAACACGAAACCGGCGTGCGCCTGGCGCTGCAGCGTTTGGCGATCGACACCGGGTTCACCACCCAAAACGTCTACCAGTGGGCGCGCGGCCAGGATCGCGCCACGGTGCTGCCGGTGCGCGGCGTCGGCGCTTATGATCGTCTGGTGCCCGTGTCGGGGCCCACCAAGATCGAAGTGACGAACCAGGGCAAGCGGCTTAAGCGCGGGCTGAACCTGTGGACCGTCTCCGTCAGCTTTTTCAAGAAGGAACTCTATAAGCATCTGGGGCTGCCCAAGCCGACCACGGAACAGCTCGGCGCCGGCTTCACCTATCCCCACGGCTACATCCATTTGCCCGATACCGTGTCAGACGAATGGATTAAGCAACTGACCGCCGAACAACAGGTCATCATCCGATCGCGCCGTGGCTTTGCCGCGCGCACCGAATGGCGCCAGTTGCGGCCGCGCAACGAGGCGCTCGATTGCCGGGTCTATGCACGGGCCGCGGTCTGGCTCGCCGGCGCCGATCGATGGTCCGAAAACCGCTGGCGCGCCCTCGAAGATCAATTGGGCCTCGAACCGCCGCCGGAACCCAATCCGCCCGAACCGGAGACAGCACCCGAAGACGAGCAGTTGAAAGTTGCCCTGGGCGGGATCATCCGACGCCCCGTGCCCACGGCGATGGCATCACGCCGGCGACGCCGCGTCGGCTATTGGCAGGGATGATCCGATGAAAGCAACCAGTCGCGCCACGGTCAAAATCAACAGCATCATCCCGAACCCGCGCAACAACCGGGTTCACCCGCCCGACCAGATCGAAATGCTCAAAGCTTCGATCGATCGCTTTGGGCAGCCGCGGCCGGTGTTTGTGCGAAAGGAAAATCGCATGTTGATCGCCGGGCACGGCATCCACCAGGCAATGCGCGACCTAGGGCACGGCGAGATCGACGTGATCTTTTGGGATGTCGACCAGAAGACCGCCGACGAATATCTGCTCGCCGACAATCGGCTCGGCGAATTGTCCCATTTTCACCGCGACCGCACGCTGGCCTTGCTCGAGGACGTGACCGAGGACGCCTATGCGGCACTCGGGTTCACGGCCGAGGATGTCGAGGCCTTGCTCGAAAAAGTCAGCAAGCCGACCGAGGTGAAGCACGTCAACACGGATGCCGTGGCCGATCGCTTCTGGATCACGGTGCAAGGCCCGATGACGACGCAATCAGCGGCGTTGCAGCGGATCCAGCATTTCATGGCGGAGTTTCCCGATGTCGAAATCGAACTCGGCACCCTTAAAAACTAAGAAATGGCCGAACGAACGGCGCTTTGGCCGGCGTATCGGCGAAGCCGGCAAGCTGCGGCAGAAGACCGACAACAACCCCGCGGCCCTGCAGGCGAAGATCGCAATCCGTGAAAACGTGCTCGCGGCGATCGAGCCCGAGCGCGCCGTGGTCTTCGATGCCTTCGCCGGCGAAGGCCAGCTTCATACCCGTGTCTGGTCGAAGGCCCGACGGTATGTCGGCTGCGACTTCAATTGGTATCGCGACGGGCGCGAACTCTACGTCGGCGACAGCCGCAATGTCATGCGGGCGATCGACCTCAGCCAGTTCAACATCTTCGATTTTGATTCGCACGGCTCGCCGTGGGAGCATGTCGTGATCTTGTGCGCGCGGCGTCCCGTGACGCCCGGTGAGCGCCTCGGGATCGTTGTCACCGAAGGCTCACGGGTCGATATCCAATACGGGCACCTGTCAACCGGCCTCGCCGAACTCGTCGGCGCTGGCGGCAAGGCCAAACCGACCGGCATGGCGCGCGAGAAAATCTACAATCAACTGATCGACCGGGCCGTGCAGGCGACCGCGCGGCGGCTCAATTGCACGATCGTCGATCGCTGGGAAGCCCGCCCGGCGACAACCAGGCTGGTCAGTTATGTCGGCCTGGTGCTCGAGGGAGCCGCGCCGTGAAGATCGTCAGTCGGCGGACCGCTGACTTGATCCCGTACGAAAACAACGCGCGCCAACACAGCGACGACCAGATTGAACAAATCGCCGCCTCGATCGAGGAATTCGGCTGGATGTCGCCGCTGCTGATCGACGGCACCAACGGCATCATCGCCGGACACGCGCGCTGGCTGGCTGCGCGGCGCTTGGCGATGCCGCGGGTCCCGTGCATCGAACACTCTCATTTAACCGACGCCCAGCGCCGCGCCTATGTCCTCGCCGACAACAAGTTGACGCTGAACGCGACCTGGGACGAGGCGATGCTGGCGCTGGAGCTCGAACGGCTCGACACGACGGAATTCGATCTGTCGCTGATCGGCTTCAATGAACGAGAATTGTCACGGCTACTCGACGGGCTCGGCGAGGGCGGCGACGCGTCATCGGCGCCGATCGACGAACATTGGGCGGTGATCATCGATTGCACTGATGAAGCCGACCAGGTCGCCTTGATCGAACGCCTGCAGGCGGAAGGCCGCACAGTCCGTGGGGTGGTCGGATGAAGATCGATATCTTGCGCGAATGCCCGATCGTTGAAACGGCGCGCGTGCTGCAAGTCGCCGGCATGTTCGACGTGCCCGTGGCGGAAAAGAGTCGCATCGAAATCAAAGGCGAATTGCCGATCGAAGACCGCCCGTGGAACGTCGGCTTGATCGTCGGGCCGTCAGGCAGCGGCAAATCTTCGCTGGCGCGCGAATGCTTCAGTGATGCCGTGATCGCCGGCTTCGATTGGCCTGAAGATCGCGCCATCCTCGACGGCTTCCCGGCGGGCGTGAGCATCAAGACGATCACCGCGTTGTTGAACGCGGTCGGCTTTGGCTCGGTGCCGAATTGGCTGCGGCCGTTCCACGTCCTGTCGAACGGCGAGCAATTCCGCGCCACGGTCGCCCGCGCGTTGATCGAACGCCCTGAGATCGTGGTCATCGATGAGTTCACCTCCGTCGTCGATCGTCAGGTCGCCAAGGTCGCGGCTCATTGCGTGCAAAAGACGGTGCGGCGCGGCAAGCGCCAATTCATCGCGGTCAGCTGTCATTACGATATCGTCGAATGGCTCCAACCGGATTGGGTCTACGAGCCCCATCTCGACGCCTTCGAATGGAGGTTACTTCAACCACGACCAGCCCTCGCTATTGAAATCCGTTCAGTCGGTAAAAGCGTCTGGCCGCAATTTGGCAAATATCACTATCTGAACAACAAATTGCATGGCGGCGCGGTGTGCATCGGCGGGTTTCTCGACGGACGGTGCATCGCCTTTTCGTCAGCGGTGCGCTTCCCGCACCCGAATGCCAAGAACCTGTATCAAGAGCATCGGACCGTGGTGTTGCCGGAATTTCAGGGTTTGGGCCTCGGCGGCGCGCTCGCCGATTGGCTCGGGCTGGCGCTGTGGCAACACGGGTGGCGCCTGGTCGCGACCATCGCGCACCCGGCGGTGATCGCCCACAAGAACCGGTCGCCGCGTTGGCAATGGAAGCGTTCCGGGTTTGGCGCTGGCGGCGGCGAACGCGGTGAACGAAAAAAGCATCAAGACCTGTTTTCGATGCGCCGCGTTTCGACCAGCTTCGAATACACGGCGCCCAAGGGCACGCCGGCATCGCGCGTGCCGATGCCCCTCGACGAATTACGGGCGGCCTGACACTTCCAGATGGATCAACGCGATTTCGTCGGCGTCGGCGAGTTGGGGATAAATCGTTCTGAGCGCCGCGGCGACATCGCCGGTTTCATCGAGGCGGGCGACTTCGAAACGCGCGACCCGGGCGGCGAGCTCCGGGCTGCGCGCTGGGTCGTAGCTGTAGCGGATCACGATCGATCGGCCCGGCCAGTACGTATTCGCCGTGAACGGCCGACGATGGCGGCGATATTCGATCGTCTTCTCCCCACGGGCGAATTGCTCAAAAAACACCCGCTTGACCACCAGCGGGTACGGCTTCGGCTCGTTCATTGTCCCCCCCTGGAAGTTTCTAATGTATCAGACGAGCGATCAGCGCTCCGATTACGGCCGCCAACGCGCCGTTGCCAATCAACGCCAACGGCACATACCAATGGCGTTCGCGTTCCAACTTCAGTGTTTCCTGAAATAGCTTTTCCCGTTGAGCCGAAAGTTTGTCGCGTTCGGCCGCAAGCTTGTCATGTTCAGCGATGAATTTGCGAGTTTCGGCAGCAAGATGTTCTTCGCTCATTTCTGACGCTCCAGAATTAGGGCCGGGTTTGCGGCCCGGCCCGGTGATTTCACTAGCTCTTTTGTTTCAATTCGTAGAGCCAGCCGCCGGGTTGCCAATCGGCATCGTCTGGGTCGGGGCCGACGGGGATTTCTTGTCGCGTGCGAGTGTCGTGATCCCAACGCGTTCTGACCATTTTGACCGGTTTCTTGGAACGCTCTTGCGCCAGTTTCGTGACGCATTGCTTGACCGTGCGCCCGCGCGCGTCGTCAGCGTCGCAATAGATCGAAAGATAGCCGCTTTCGCTCAGAAACGGCCGATCCCAATCAAACGCCGTCAATTCGAAATGGAAGTCGCCGTCGGCGTGAACCACGACTCGGCATTTCTTGACCGTGATCAGAAACGTGCCGCTCTGACCCCAAAGCGGCACTTGACCGGGTGCAGCCGCGAGCAATTTTGTCAACCGGGCATGGCCGGTCAACTCTTCGTCTTCGTCATCGTCTGGCATGGCGTCGCCGACGGCATAGAGGCGATCGGCGAATTCGCTGGCCTGGGCTTCGTCGCCGCCGCGGATCGCAGCGTCATACTGCTTGAGCCAGGCGCGGCCTTGTTCGAGCCGTTCGGTGGGGTCGCCGGCGAGCTCGCGGTGGATGCGATAGCGCCGTTCGGTAGCGCTCGACGGCGGCAGAAAATCAAACCCCGACTGAAACGCCTGGGCGGTTGCTGTTCTTCGACGCATTTGTCGTCTCCATTGCAGATCGGGGAAGAGGCTTCCCGTGACGCGCGGGCGAGCCGCGCGCGTTTCGCCCGGGTGCCAGCCGGGTCTCGTCAGACGGGGTCGAAGCAAATCATCACTGAGGGTATTCGCGCACCCGCAAGTCGCGGGGCCATTCTTTTGGGTCGGCGCCAGCATAATGCACGGTCGATAACGACCGGTCACCATCACGGGCGATCGAACCCAATTGCTTCATAAACACCGGCACGGCGGTCGCCTGACAGCGCCGGATCATAAGCCGGGCCCAGGCGATATCAAACGATCGCGCTTGCTGCCGCGGTCGCCCGCTTTCGCCGCCGATCACCACCCAGCTCGTCCCCGCCGGGTCGCGATCGATGATTTCGAGCTGCGGCTCGACCGAGATCCACGGGACTTCGGTCGGCAGCCGCTTGAGCCACGGCACGCGCTCGTCCCAACGGCGCTGATCCTCGGCCGAGACGCCGAGCCAGATGCCGGGGTGCGGCGTCGTCACGCCGATTTGCGCCAACAACCCAACGAGATTGTCGGGTCGCTTGGTCAACACCTGGAAGACATGCCCACGGGCGCGTTGCGCCGCCGTCATCGCCTCCCAGATGCGGGCAAACCATTCGCGCGGCATGTCGTCGTGGGCCAGGTCGGACATGCTGTTCACGAAGATCATGCGCGGTCGCGCCCAGCGTATGGGTTGCGTCAGCGCCGCTTCCCAGAAGCGCAATTCCCCGGTCCACACCGGGCCTCCCTTGGTGTTGCGCGTCAAACCGCGATATTTGGCGGACGCCGGCCCCCCAAAGCCGGCGATCCGTGCAGCTTCGCGCATCGCGTAACAATGCGTACACCCTGGCGAAATCACCGTGCATCCGACTGTCGGGTTCCACGTCGACTCGGTCCAGGCAATCGCGGTGTCGCGTGCCATGTGTTTCTCCCCCCGTTGACAAATTTGCTAAAAACCCCCAATATCCGCGCCGAAGACGTGAGTCTTCATTGCAGAACTGGGGGGCCGTCCTGATTGGGGCGGCCCCCACTTTTTACGCTGCCTCGTCAGAAGCGGTCTCGGGAAAGACTTCGCTGACTGCCTTATCGCCCTCGCCGGGGGCGACTTCGTCAGACGGCAGCACGGTTTCGACCTGGCGCCAATCGAGACAGCGCGTGGCTGCCACTTCCGGCGTCAAACCGCCTTCCCACCAGCTGTCGAGCGGCACGCCGTCGGCGAGTTGGTGGATCGTCAAACCGGCATTGTCACGCGACAACACGGCGTTGACATCGGCGAAGAATTTTGCCCTCGCCTTTTTCGCGGGCGCGCCCTTGAGCTTGGCTCGCTGGGCGACGCGCGTGGTGTCGCCGTCGTCTGTCGTTTCGGCCTCGTCCTCATCAAGCAATTGAGGCGATGGTGCCGGCGCAGGTAACGCGGTCTGAGGCTGCGTACGGGTTATCAACGTGTTGATCCGCTGATCGTAATCCTCGATCTTTTTCTGCAGCAGTCGATTGTTCGGCATTTTTTCGAGCCGCGCCATGGTGCGCGTGCGATTGGCCCGCAAAGCGCCAATTGTCCCGGTGATTGCCGGGTTCAATATGCGCGCTTGTTGCGGCGCCAACGCCTGATCTCTGAGCCCCATCACGGGCATCAACGCCAACACCGCCCCCGGGCATCCGGGGAACATAATCAACGTTGGCTTGTCATCGCCCGCGCCGAAGACCTGCACGGTCGGCGACTCGAGCAATTTCGCGAGATCAGCGACACCCTTGAGATAGGCCGCTTGATAGCCGGTACTTTCGAGGTCCAGTGTTTCGCGCGACGACAGATTGATGCTGGCGAACATGCCGTCGTAAGCCGGAAAGTCGCCTTCGACTGGGAACAGACGAAAGGTGACATTGTCGTGAGGATCCGACAACAACAGGCGCGGCGCGCCAGTCCCATACGAAATCACGGCGGAGTCGCCGCCGAGCTTTTCGATCATCATCAACTGTTCTCTGAACAGAGCGAGCGGCACCGTTATTCCCTTTCCGAGCCAACCGGGCAGCGTTGCTGACCCGCTTGGGATCGAATAGGCGAATAAGCGATGACCGTCGGTCGCGCTGACACGGACTTCGCCTTCGCGCGTGGCGATGTTGACGCCCTGGAGATTTTCCGGGACGTCTTTCTTGTCGCCGTTGACATCGGTGGTTTTGGCACCGGTGCAGCTGATCGCTGCCTTGAGCGCGAGCACGGGGATGGCGATCGGCTCAAGCGCCGCCACCGACTCCACGACCGCCTCCTCGACAACGTTCTCGGCAGCGCCGTTCGACGGCGCCACTTCGCGCGAAGTGCTTTTCTTGGTTCGCATAATGGGTCTCCATTGCAGGTATCGGGAAATTAGCTTCCCGTGACGCGCGGGCGAGCCGCGCGTTTCGGCCCGGTGCTACCGGGCCTCGTCAGACGGGTTTAGTGATGTAGTAATTGCGCGATTTGCGTTAATTGGCCGCTGATGTCGCCGAGCCGACCGTTCATGCTGACAATCATGCCAAGAACTGCGATCGTGGCGGCGGCATTCGCGCCGACCGCCCAAATCAACATTGTCAGCTTTCCTTCGACGCCGAGCAGCCGCTTTTCATAATCGGCAAGTTCTTCTGCGGCTTTGTCGGCTTTGTCGGTCGAAGCGCCAGCGTCCAGCAACGCATCGCGTAATGCGCCGAGTTGCAACGCCATGTTGCCTCCATTGTTGTCAGCCGAGATATAGCAACAATTCTTCGGCGCCGAACACCTGTTCGGCACCGCAGCTGTCGCACGTGTAGTTGCGAGCGTCGGGTTCGCAACCGTCGGCCTCTTCGCCGCAAATCAGGCAAAAGCCGGGGTTATCGAGTTCCGTCATCTCGCGTTCGACTGCCTCCATCACGCGTTCAGCGGTGATCGAAGCGTGCCACAGCTTGCGCGCTAGCATGACCGGCACTCCGGGTAGAGTTGCAGACGGGTCGAGCGCATCGCCGGCACGCCGTGGCGGCCGAATTGACGCCGCCAGGCAGCAAGTTCCTCGTTCGATACGGCAAAGCGGATCGAAGCCTCGGCGATCGACAACAAGTCGTAATCGATCGCCAGCAACAACACCGCTTTGCGTTGCGGCGACCAACGATCAGTGGCCATTGTTCGGGACCATGACGTTGAGCGCCAACTTGACGCCGGGGCGCTTGCACTCGACTGGCACTATCCCGTGGGTCGAGGCGATCAGCTTGGTTTTGCCGGTCTTCGACGTGACGCCGCGGGCGGTCAGATCGCAGGTGATTACGAGCTTGTCGCCCGTCACCTTGATCTCGACGTTTTCCATAAGGGTCTCCATTGCAGGTGGTACGGAATTGGACTTCCGCGACGTCCCGACTTGTGTCGGGACGTTTCGTCCCCTGTCACGGGGACTCGTCAGGCGGGGATTAATCCCAGGATCGGGATTTGCCGTAAGTGTCGCGGATGAGGATTTTCGTCCCGAAGTCGCGCGAACGCGCCTCGGTGGCGAAGGCCTGAACCTCCTTCTCGTCCTCGCATTGCGCGTGGTCGAGCAGTTCGAGCCCGTCACGGCTCAACACCGTGACTTGCCATTTGACCCTGCTGCCGCGTGGCGGCACATATTGGCGACGTGCCATGATGGTCTCCATTGCAGAAGTGCGGATTTTTTGTACCGCTACGCCCAGCTTGCGTTGGGCGTTTCGCTGGGGTCTCACCAGCTCTTCAGGCGGTTTGTGCTGCCAACGCGTCCTCGAGGGCCTTCTTGGCAACTGGGTTGGTGAACGTCGCGACGCGAGCCGCGAGCCGGGTCCGATTGGCCCGACGTGCAGCCTCGTGACGATCGCACGGGACGCTCGAACGCACGCGACGCGCCGGCGCATCGGCCAGTTGCGCGTCATAGTGCGCCAGCGCCTCGACAACCGCTGCTTTCGCGACGGCGTTGGTGAAGGTTTCGCCCTTCTGGGCCAGCCGGGTACGATTTGCGCGCACGGCTGCGAAGTGCATCACTGACTTTGTCATCGTGGACTCCATTGCAGAAAAGGGGTGCGGTCGAAAGTACCGCGACCAGCCTTGTGGCTGGTTTCGCCCGGATTTCACGGGCTCATCAGGCGGTTACGCGACAGTGATAACGACGTTGTCGCTGTCGCCGTTCGACCCGGTGTCGAGGTCATAGCGACCGACACGGATCAACGCGTCGAAGATGATTTCTTCGTCGTCGTCTAACATGTTGACGGCGATTACATCGAACAGCGGGGCTGTTTCGGACGAACCATCGGAGAAAGTCAGGCAGACGATCGTTGAACGGGTGATCATCGTGGGCTCCATTGCAGAGAGTTACCGCTACGCCCAGCAAGCGCTGGGCGTTTCGCCCGAATTTCACGGGCTCGTCAGGCGGCTTGTGACAGCGCGTCTTCGATCGCCTTGCGGGCGATTTCGTTGGTGAACTTCGAAGCGCGAATTGCGAGCCGGGTGCGATTTGCCTTGACAGCTGCGAGGTGCCGATCGCACGGGGTGGGCACATTGTGCAGCGCGTCGAAAATCGCGACCGCTTCGGAAATCGCCTTGCGTGCGACTTCGTTGGTGAACGAATTCGACTTGGCAGCCAGGCGGGTCCGGTTTGCGCGGATCGCAGCGATATGGCGGATCGTGTTGGTCATCGTGGGCTCCATTGCGATAGGGTTTCGGGTTGATTTCCCGTGAGCGCTTGTGCGCTTTCGTCCCGGCATCACCGGGCCTCGTCAGACGGGTTGCGATCAAGCGCGCGTCATTTCTGACGCGCGCTCGCTCGTTTCGTTTGCAAGTGGAGATCCTGCAATGAGCCGCGCTATCTGGCAGCGCGGGTGCATTCCTTCGATTTTGTCGTGTCCGAAACCCGAAGTGGGTCGCCTGTGGGGGGGCCTGCCGGGGAGCTTCAGGCGCTAGTGCGCGCTTTCGAGCTTTCCTACCCGATCCCGATCCGTCAGCCCGGGGAATGATATGGTTGGCTGACTTTGCAATCCTTCGAAGCTGGGTCGCGCCTGGATTGCTTCGCGCGTCCCTTGGAAGTCTTGTTTCGTTTCGCGTTTCGCTTCGTCCTTCTGTCGTTTCGTCTTACACACATGAATATAAGCTATTCGCCGGGCTTCTCAAGAGATTTTTTCCACTTTTCCGGGCGTTTGTACTCGTTTTCGGAAGTACTTGAGAAACCAACCGCATCCGCACGTTGAAACACGCCGCAAGCGGAGTGCGTCATCCTGTCGCAGTCCGCTTGTTGCGTGCATCTTGCATGCGAGGTCGCGCGATGAGGGGTCGCAAAGTCGCGTCAGATCGCGCTGGGCGCGTCGCTGGCGCGCGAAAGCGCTTCGCACGTAGGGCAGCTTAGGGCGCGTCATCACGTGCCCCAGGACGCGTCCCTGTCGATTTGCGTCGTCGCGCGAGATCGCGACGTGGTTCTCGCGTGTTGGTAGAAAACGGTTACGGACGACCGTTTTTGCGGCTAAGCTTCGCGCATGAAAGGCATGCGGCCGGGACAAGGCGGCTTCACGTTCGACGCCACGGTGTTTCTGGGGAACCTCGAAGCATTGGCCCCGCCGAAGTCTGATCCCGCGGTGGCGCTGGCGCTGGTCGACACCGCCAAGGCCAGCATCACCAAAGCGGCGCAATTGATCGCCAAGCGCACCGGGCTCAAGAGCGGCACGGTCAAGGCGCGACTGTCTTATGACTCGGTGCGGGTCGGCGATTATCAGGCGACGATCCGCTCATCACGCAAGCCGATCCCGCTGTACGACTTCCCCGGCACGGCGCAGACCGGCGCAGGGGTGCGCACGCGCGCCTGGGGCAAGAGCCAGGTCATCCGCTCGGCGTTTATCGCCAACATGCGGTCCGGGCACCGCGGCGCTTATCGCCGCCGAACGCGTCGCCGCCTGCCGATCAAGGAATTGTGGGGACCGACTATTTATGGCACCTTCGCCACGCCGGAAGTGCAGGGCCTGATCCGCTCAACTATGCAGGATCGTTTGAGGACAGCGCTTCTCCGGCGTCTCGCCGCGGCCCAGCGCCGTCGACGATGACAAAGGGCCGGTTCTCACTGTGACTGAGAACCGGCCCCGATTGCTTGCTCCACCCCGTTCGCGCCCCAACGGTGCGGCTACCGCTCTACGCGGGTCGCAGGGGAAAGGCAAGCGTTTTCAATGCCGGATTGTTCACCGGAAGCCAGGGCGGAACGTCGGCGGCAGATCGCCGATTTGTGGCGCAGCATCGGCAATCCGGCGACGAGCCTGTCCGACCGTTCGCGGTCGATCGGCTATGCCACGATCGAACAACGGCTAAAGGCGATCGGCGAGCTCGAACGCCTGGAAGAGCTTTGCGACACCGGGGGCCGACGGGCCGCGCGCATCGCCTACGTTCCACTGATCAAGACATTGTAGGATGGCAGCGCCCAGCGAAAGCTTCTGGCGGCGGCTGCGCGCTGGCCGAGTCGGGCCCTTCCGCCGCAAACCGCAGGCACAAGGCGAACTGCCGCCGGCCGGCGGCGGTTTCACGGCGGCGCGCAATATCCCGCCAGGGCTCGAGGCCGGCGCCACGCGCCGGCGATTGGCCGTCTGGCAACCGGCTGCCCAACACATCAACGTCGCCATGCGGGCGGCCGGAGACACCATCAACGCCCGCGCCCGCTGGCTGGTTCGCAACAACGGCTACGCCAAGGCGGCGCTGCGTTCCTGGTCGGCCGCCACGGTCGGCGCCGGGATCAAGCCGTCGTCTTTGGTCGAGGACGAGGCGCTGCGCGACCGCATCCACGAAGCGTGGAACATCTGGACCGACGAGGCCGACGCCGAGGATGTGACTGATTTCTACGGGATCAGTCGCCGTGTTTCACGTGAGACGTTTCTCGCTGGCGAGTGCTTTGTGCGCTTGCGGCCGCGGTTCCCTCAAGATGGTCTGACCGTCCCGCTGCAGCTCCAAATGCTGCCGGCCGAACAACTCCCGCTGTGGAAGCTCGATTACGCGCCGAATGGCAATCCAATCCGTCTCGGCATCGAGTTTGACCGCAATCTACGGGACAAGCGCGTCGCTTATTGGTTCTTCCGCACCAACCCGACCGACGCGACGACGTTCCGCGATGCGTTGCTGCAAGACCAGCTCACGCGCGTCCCGGCCGAGGACGTCATTCACGTATTCGACCCGATCGAGGCTGGCCAAGTCCGTGGCCACAGCGGCTACGCCGCGGCGATTGTCAAATTGTTCCAGCTCGACGCCTTCGACGATGCCGAATTGGAGCGCCAGAAACAACAAAGTCGCTACGCCACCTTTATCGAAACGCCAGAGGAGCACGACGAGGACGGCAATCCGCTGGTCCCGCGCCCCGAGGACGACGATCTGGCCTTTGCCCCCGGCGCGACCGTGCAGCTCTACCCCGGCGAGAAGGTCACGCATTCCCAGCCCGGCGGCACGCCGTCCGGCTACGAGTCGTTCCAGTATCGAGTGATCCTGCAAATCTGTGCCGCCCTCGGCATCCCCTACGCCGAATTGTCGGCCGATTTGAACAAGGCGACCTATGCCAGTTCGCGCGCCGGCCTGCTCGCCTTCCGCGCCGAGGTCGAGGCGTTTCAGCACGCCGTGCTGGTGTTCCAATTTCTGCGCAAGATCTGGACTCACTGGTTCGACGCCGCGGTGCTCGCCCGCGCCCTGCCCATCTCGGCCTCTGCCTACACTGGTCAGCCCACGGTTTATCGCGCGTACAAGGCGATCGCGCCGCGCGCGGCTTGGGTGGACCCGCTCAAGGATCGCCAGGCCGCCATTCTGGCGCTGAAAGCCGGCATCATCGCGCCGCAAGATGTCGTCGAGGCCGAAGGCTACGACCTCGAGGAGACCTATCACCGCATCGCCGAGGCTGCCGCTCTGGCGCAGAAGCTCGGGATTACAATCGATTACGGCTCGCGCACTCAGAGCATCGGCACCAGTCAGCCGGCGTCCAGCGACAGCGGCTCGCCCTCGGACACGGAGGCCGCAGCATGATTCGAGATCTTTCGCACATCTTCGCCCGCATCTTCGGCGTCCCGCTTCTGATCCAGCCGGGCAAGCTCGAAGCCTTGCTCGCCGGCCTGGATGCCGCTCGCTTTCAGCGCGGCTCGCTGCTCGTCCCGCAGGCCAGCGCCGAAGAGGCTGACCCTCCCAAGTCCGAGGCGCCGACCTATGGCTACCGGCTCAACAAGGGCGTCGCCACGGTCCCGGTGCACGGCGTGCTGGTGCGCCGCGCCGGCCAGATCGACGCCGACTCCACCCGCTTGCAGTCCTACGAGAACCTGACCCGGGTGCTGCGCAATGTCCGCGCCGATCGCCGCGCCCGCGCCATCCTGCTCGATATCGACAGTCCCGGCGGCGAGGCCGGCGGCGTCTTCGACTTCGCCAACGAAGTTCGCGCGATCGGCCGCGACAAGCCGGTCTGGGCCGTCGCCAACGACGACGCGTTGTCGGCTGCCTATGCCATCGCCGCCGCGGCGCAGCGTGTCTGGGTCACCGACACCGGGGCCGCCGGCGGTGTCGGCGTGGTTGCCCTGCACCTCGACCAGTCGCGCCGCGATGAAGAGGCGGGGATCGCCTACAGCTACATTTTCAAGGGCGCGCACAAGATCGACGCCAATCCCCACGAGCCGTTGTCGATCGAGGCGCGGATCGGCATCCAGGGCGAGATCGACCGAATTTACGACAAGTTCACGGCCTCGGTCGCCGAGCACCGTCGCTTGCAGCCGGCTCAGGTTCGCGCCACCGAGGCGCGCGTCTATTTCGGCGGCAACGCCCGCAGCGAAGGCCTGGCCGACGAAGTCGGCAATTACGATCAGGCGCACCAGGCGCTCGCCGAGAGCGTGAGCCTCGGCCCCGTCAATTCCGCCAGCCGCCCGCGAGGAGATAGCAGAATGGACAACAGCGAAGACAATCCCGCCACGACCGCCGCAACCAACGTCGTCAACCTCGATGACGTCCGCGGCGAGGCGCGCACCCAGGCTCTGGCCTATGCCGAGGAGGTTTCACACCTTTGCAAGTTGGGGCGACACCCAGAGCTGACGGGTGATTTCCTGAAGCGCAACGCGCCAATCTCCACCGTCGCCCGCGAGCTGATGGAGTTGAATGCGCACAATGACCAGGCACGCCAAATCGACATCATCGACACTGCCGCCACCATTCGCGCCGCCCAGCTTGGCAACCAGCCATCTGACGTGATCAAGGCCAACGCCGAGCGCATGGCTGCCTACCAGACTCCAGTGCGGGGCAGCTACTAATGTCGTCGCTCAGCCTGGGGCTGATGGCGTACATCGGCCGGCCGTATCTGGAGCGCGTGCCGCCGCCGACGCCGCCCGACCCTGGCAATGGCGGCAATGGCAGTGCCGATCCCCCGCTAGGCGAAACCTTGCCGGCGCCGCCCGAGGGGCCCGAACAGCACCCGCATCCCGTGCGCCGTGCCGGTCCCCCGCGCCCGCGCCGCCCGAACTAAGCCATGGCTGCTGCACGCGAGGCTACGCGCTATGCCAATTCCGTCTTGACCGAGGCGAAACTGTGGCGCTCGCGTGAGGTCCGCTTGACTGCCGTCATACCGGGGGGCACGCCGAGTGGCACGATCTTCGACAATGCGGGAAATATACTGATCGCCGGGACGATCAATTCTGCCTCGTCGATCCTGTTGCGGCCTGAGCCGCCGCAGACTGTCGCCAACAGCAAGCTGGTGCTGGCACGCAATGCCGAGGTCAACGACGCCTTTCTGTCTTACGTGATGCAGGGCGGCGTGCCAATGAACCAGGCGCAAATCGACTCGACCAATCTCGCATTGTTGATGAACAGCGGGATCGTCGTGCGCAAGGGGGTGCTGCCTGACTCCAGGGCCTCGACCAGCTTTTTCGGCGACCTGGGGGCAGCCATCAGCGGTGCCTTCGCGGCGGCGGGCGAGGCGGTTGCTGGTGTTGTCAACGTCGTGTTGGCGTTGGTCTATCACCCGCGCAACCGGGATCGCCGCTGATGGCGCAGTCTGTTCGCGCATTCGATGGCGGTCTGTCCCTGTCCCGGCAAGAGCCGTGGTTCGCCGCCTTCCTGCTGGCCGAGTCGCGGCAGTATCGCTCGCGCGGCATCCGCGAGATCCAGGCAGGGGCCTGGGCAGTCGGGACCCTCCTCGACAGCGCCGGCGATGTCGTCACCCCCTCGACTGTGGGCGATGCGAGCTGGGTCCTGCTCGCCCCGTTTTTCGATGAGCAGCGCGCCCCTGCCCTGCTGATCATGCGTGATGCCGAGGTCAACGACTGGTACATCCAATACGGCGTGCTCAATCACGGCGCGGTGAATGAGGCATTGCGCGTCAACAGCCGCATTATCGTGCGTGCTGGGCCGGCTCAGTTCGGGATCGAGGCGCGCGATGTGACGGTCAGCCCAGCCGTGGGCGGACAAGGGGACGTGCAGGCCGCGCTGGAGTATGTCAACGACAACATGCTCAGCACAGCCGGCGCGACCATGACCGGGCCGCTGCATGTGCGCGAAGTTGACGCCGCGACCGAGCGCACCGAAGCAGTCAATCGCGGCTATGTCGACTCGCTGGTCCTGGGCGTGTCGAATTTTATTGGCCGGCTCGATGCCGAGAACGATGAGGTCTATTACACCCAGATTTCAGGCATCACCCCCAGCCCTGGGCCGCTCTGCACGCCCGAGATTGCGCGCCAGGGCGGCATGGTGATCTGCGAGCGGCCAGGGATCATGCCCCCCGGCTCCCAGATGGAGGGGACCGTGTTCAGCTATGGCGACCGCGCCATCAGCGACGGCGACGTTTGGTATCACTTCCCCTCAGTCACTGAGCAAGTCACCGGCACGATGGTTGCCCTAACCCCTGAGGTTTTCGCCCGCGACAATGTGCAGGCTGCACTGCAAATGGCCGAGGCTGCGGTCAACAACCGGGTGCAAAAGAGCGGCGACACCATCACCGGCATGCTGACGCTCGATCCTGGCGTGCCAGGGCTGCCTGCCTTGTTTATCCGCCAGCCCGCCAATGATCCTGGCGCTACGTTTCTTATCGCCGGCAATCCTAATGGGCGAGCAATCGACGCCTCAGGCTCCATTCGATTGACTACTGGCGACCTCGAAGTCATGGGCGGCGCGATCAATGTAAGCAGCGGCGCCGGCTTTGTCATAGCGCGCCAATTCTACCTCGGGGTCGAAATTAACTGCGGCTATCTGCTGGGCAACGACACCACCAGCGGCGGCCTCTGGCGCAATAACAACGGCCAGATGACCTTGCGCCGGCCAGCCGGGCAGGCCGATCTGTTCTCCGAGGATAACAATGCGGTCAGCCGCCAGCGCATCCTGACCGAAAATGATTTGACCGACATGCTGGTGATGTACCGCGCGCCGGCATTGTTTTCGACGCCGGCAGGGCTTCCGCTTGACCAAAATTGGAAGCAATGGTGGATCGATTCTTTTTCGCTACCGGGACGCACCGGCAGCTCGCGGCTGCTAATCAGCCTTTCAGTGTCGTGCTTTGGTCCTACTGGTCAGATTTGGCTATTGGGCGCGCGTCTGGCGGCGCCGCCGGGCGGGGCGGTCGAGCGGCGCGTCTTTATGTATGCAGACGGAATGACTGGCCTGTTTGAATTTTATGTCGATGTGCTAGGGGCCAACCCGACGCTCGCGATCCAGCTTGCCGCCTTTGGGGTGCCAGACGCGAACAGTCCGCCACCCGGCATCGAGACGCGCGATGCGCGCGCTTACGACACCCGCTCGGAAATTTCAATAATCGACCTGGGACCATCAGCATAGGAGGGACGACATGGCTCGTGCTGCACAAGGGAAATGGTTTGCTGATGCGCTAATCAGCTATGCGCAAGGGTATCGCTCATTCGAGGCGGTTAACGTGCCAGCCGGGGCCGCGCTTGAGCCTGGCACCCTGCTGGGAGCTGGGGGATCGCTGGGTCCGACCGCGCCCAACGTGGCAATGATCCTGCTGCAAGCCCTGCCAGCCCGCACCGCTCCGATGCCGGCGCTGGTCCTGGCACGTGATGCCGAAGTCAATGATGCATACATCATTTATGGCGGGCTGGCATCGGGTGCCGTCAATGGCACATTGGCCGGGCTCGGCATCATCGTGCGGCCTGGCGTGCTGCCACAGTCGATCGTGACCGCCAGCATGCTCGACGAAGAGGGTCGGATGATTGTCACCGAGGGAGACCCGCCGCACGAGCCTGAGCCGGCTGCGGCATAGGAAAGGGGAACCACAGCCATGTTGGACATTTTCAGCAACAATGCCGCGTTCACGGTGACCGGCCTGACGGCAGCTCTGCTGCGCACGCCCTATGTGCCAGGCCTGATCGGGAGGCTGGGCCTGTTCGCGCCGCGGCCGATCGCGACCACGACGACGACGATCGAAATCAAAGGCACTCGCCTGGCGCTGGTGCCCGAGGTTCCGCGCGGTGCGCCGCCCACCCCCAATGTGGAGGATCGGCGCGCGCTCGTGCCCTTTCGCATCCCGCACTTCCCAATCCGCGATACGATTATGGCGGACGCGGTCCAAAATGTGCGAGCGTTTGGCACGGAAGATCAGCTCGAGGCGCTGTTGACCGTGCGTAACGAGCGCATGTCGAGCATGGGCCTCAAGCTCGACGTGACCCAGGAATATCTGCGCCTCGGCTCGGTCCGTGGGATCGTGGTCACCGCGGCCGATCGCAACACCGGCGCGCCGTTGCAGTCGATAAGCCTGTTCGATCAATTCGAGGTCGCCGCCCAGCCGCCGCGCAATTGGCCGATCATCGGCGCCGGCCTGCTCGGGCAAGAAGCTGCGGCTTGGGAGGGGCAGCTTACCGGCTTGATCAATGACCTCGCCCGTACCATGGCCGACGAGTTGCCGGGGGGCATGCTGGGCGGTATTTTTGGGGTTTGCGGTGCAGAGTTTTTTGATGCCTTCTCGATGCATCCCGAGCGCCGCGCGGCCTTTATCGGCATTGACAGTCGGCCAGTCATCGAGCCGCTGCTGGGGACCCGCATTCAATTCCGCGAAGTGACCATCGAGGAATATCGCGGGCGTACCGGCAACGTTCAATTCGTCCAACCAAAACAATGTCATTTCTTCCCGGTTGGCGTCCCCGAATTGTTCATCGAGGTCTTTGCGCCGGCCGACTACAACGAAACGGTCAACACGCTCGGCCTGGCGCGCTATGCCAAGATGGAATCGCTGGATTTCGACAAGGGTGTCGAGCTGGAGGCGCAGATGAACGTTCTCCCGATCTGCACCAGCCCGCGCGCGTTGTTCACCGTGACGGCAACCGATTATGTTCGTCCGCCCGCGCCACTGGTTGGGACTTCGTCGGCACGCAACCGCAGCTAATGCCTCGCGCCGTCGCCGACGTCGTCTTTACGCGGATGATCCTGCGCGAGGCTCCCGCCAGTGCCTCGCGTAATCGGATGTATTTGATCGGCGTCGGCGAGCCTGGCACGCTGCTCAGCGTCCACTATACCGGCGCGCTGGATACCAGCTACGCCACGCCGGTTGCGCTGCCCAACAACGCCAACGGCATCCTGCTGGACCGCCAGCTGACGACTGGTGCCGCGATGCGCGTCATGCTGACCCGTAAGTGTGAGGTCAACGACGCCTATATCGAGTATGGGAATTTCGATCGGCTGACCGTCAACCTGGCGCTCGCGGCGAATGCTGGGATCATCGTGCGTCAAGCTATCACCGACAGCTCTGGGATTGCCGGGGGCATCTTCGACGATGACGGGCATGATGGCGAGGCTGAGCGGGCCTGGGTGGCCGCCGTGCCGCCAGCAGCCGTGCCAGGGGAGGGACGCCCGCCCTTCTATCATTCCTGGGGGATCGTCTTGACCTTCCGCCGCTGGGTGGTCGGCCTGGCCTTGCGCTGGGGGCGGAGGGGCTGATGCCGCTCGCCGCGTTCGACCCGCTGCTGCGCGCGCTCGACGACGGACTGGGGGAGCCGGGGGCTTGGCTCGGCAATCTGCTGCTGATGCGGTTCGTGCAGGATTACACGCCGGCGGCTCTGCAGATGACCGAGCAGGGCATGACCCAAGTCCAGACGTGGGTCTATTTCGGCCGCTACCAATTGCTTCCGGGCGCCGGAGTGCCAGGAATCGGCGACATCGTGACGGTGCGCGGTCGCACCTGGGAAGTCGTCGAGTTCGGCACGGACGACCTCGAAGAGCTCCAATTGCGCCTGATCCCGTATCAGGCTTCACCGCTTGAGGATGAGCCGCGCGGTCCTGGCCGGCCGACACGCCGCGACGAAATCTTGGCGGCTTACGATGCTCTGCTGACGATGCGCGCTGTCGACCCGCGCAAGCCGCTGAGCCATGCCTTTCCGCTGGTGCGTCGCCGACTGACCGGATCCTCGGCCCCGTCTCCTGGTCTCAGCGACAAGACTCTTCAGGGGGTGTTGTCGTCGCGTTCGGCGTCAGCCTCCGGCGACGGCTCGGGTGGTGCGGCACGGTGAAACCACTGCCACCAGCGTCGCCGCCGCGCCCATGCCCAATGTTCGGCCAGGACCAGCGCGACCCCATCGAGCCGGCGATTGACCTCCTCGACCGTGGACTTGTGCGCGAGGGTCGCGGCCAGGCTGCCCAGGTCGCGGAGTTCGGCGCGGACCTCTGCGCGGACGACCGAAATCTGGTCAGGCAGGGGGAAGAGCTTGTCGAGGATCGCGGCAGCGTTGGCCTCCAGCTCCTCGCTGGCTTGCTTGGCCTGGGCCTGCACATCCCCACGGAAAGCAGCCAGTTCGGCGCGCACAGCTAAGATGCCGTCTGTAATCACCCCTTCGCTGTCACTGATTTGGCTGGCGATCCTGGTCAAGCCGTTCGCCAGCCGTTCGTCGAACTTCTCGAATAGGGGGCCGAAGCCTTCCTGCGCTGTGCGCATCTCGGTCAATGCCGTGCGCATTTCGGTCAAGTCCTGACGGACCGCGCTGGTGTTGGCGACATTCTCTTGGCGCAGCTTGGTTATGTTGGTGGCCAGATTAGCGATTTCCGCGCGCGCCCCGTCCAAATCAAGCGCCAGGGCTTCCCATTGTTGGCGATAGCGGTCGGGGGTCTGATCAATGCGCTCGCGTATTTCGCGCATGTCGTGCTGCACCTTGGAACCGAGTTGTTCCTGAGCACTGCGCAACGTATCAACGTCAGTTAAGGTCGCCGGTTGACGGGATCGGGCCATTGCATTGTCCTCGGCTTTATGCGAAAGCCTGTCGTTGCTGGTGTATCATTGTTTCACTTTCACGACGGGAGAAATAGATGCCGCGCTATCTTGTTTCGTCTGACAGTCCGATCGCCGTGCGGGGGCTCGGGCGCCCCGGTCATGGCCTCCCCTGGCCTGGCCGTCCGA